GAACTATCCAAGGGAAAGACAACAACACTAGCATAGTAGATGTCTATAGTGTACTAAAAGCTTTTGATGTAAAATGTCCTGCACTACAGCAGGAGATTAAAAGAATCTGAAAGTTTTAAACACATAATACTCTAAATAGAGTCTATTAAATGCAAGAACAATGCAGTAGTTTATCAGATGATAAATGAGCTTAATTAGAAAGGAACGGCCTTATGGAATATTATTTTTTGTACTATTCGTGGAATAAGTACAGGTATGTTGCAACCATATAGATTCTCTTTAGGGTATTAATTAAAGAAAAGGATAAGTGATGATAACTATAGATGATTTAATTAGAGCCAAAGAATCGTTAGACAAACAAAAACCAAAAAAACTTTATTTGGTGTATACGCAGAAGACAGCAGAATATATGGCCAAGGTAGGACTAGCAGTAAAAGATGAGAATGGTACTTACTGGGCATATGGTACAGAAATTAAAATAATAAAAGAGATATAAGTGCATAACAATTTAAAACCAAAGGATAAACAATGACATTAGATTTTGAAGAGTATTGTGCAAAATACGGATTAGATGAATTAGATGAATTTCTAATTGATAATGATCTAACAAATGATGAACAAGATGAATGGCTCAATGAAGCTTATGAATGCTATGTAAGTGAATATCAATGTAGAGCTTATGATAATTATCGCGACGAACAATTAATGGAAGGATAAATAATGAATAAATCAATAGAGTTGGGTAAAAGCCAAATAGAAAGTTTGATGAATGGAAGCACATCCCTTATAGTACCTATAGATATAAATAAATTTATTGACTTAGAAATAAGAGAAGATATGATTAGTTATGAAACTAAAACGCCTGATGACGAGCATATAAGTGGTTATTTTACCAATGAATACATACTAGAGTTTATTAAATACGCTTCTTCATTACAAGCTGGAGATAAAGACGTGTTTGTTAAGGAAGAGTTTGACCAAAAAGAAATGATGCCATACCCTGCTTATAAAGCAGATTTTGAGCCTACTGGAACAATATTAGATGACATACCTTGGCGACCAGCTTCACAAATAACAAAAGAACAAAGTCGTTTTAGTATAGATATTGAAGATGCTAGAGTTGTTAGGGTTCAGGACATTGAGTATTATGATGGTTTTGGTATATCGTGTCCTTGTTTATCTGAGTTTCTTATATGGTTCAATAAGTTAATGGAAGAATACAATGAGGGCGTGAAGTATGAAGATAGTCCTTATGTATTTCTATATGATGTAAAAGTTACAACAAAAGAGTTTTACAAAGAAACAAAGGATAAATAATGAAGAAATTAAAATTAGAAGAAACAATAGTTAATATGGTTCTTAATCCTAACAAGAAATTTAGGTTAGAACATTGGAGTTTAAATAGTGATACCTTTGATGATGAGTATATCTATTGGTGTGACAAGTATAAGAGGTTTAGAGGCAATGGTAATATTGATGAAGATATAAATGATTACTGTACAGAAAGAGATGGTTGGGTTGAATATAGGGGAGAACAATGAAACTAGTAATTAGAAAGAAAGATAATTATAATTTTATCTTAGCAGATAAATTAGATAAACCAAAGATATATACTATGGCTGGTAAAGATATTATTAGTAACTATGATAATCATAAGGGAAGTAAAGAATGAAATACATATTAACCGAAAAAGAATATAGTGATCTACAAAATAACTATGCTATAGCTTGCAATCAAAAAGATAAGATATTTAATCTTGAAGAAATAATTAGCGGTAAAGATGCATGGATTAATGTCATAGAATCAAAGCTTAAAGATAAGGATAGACAAATTAAATCTCTTGAGAGAATACTAATGGCTATTCCTGAGCTAAGCAACTAGGTAAAAAGACCTATAAGGAGCTATACGTGAGAGAAGAAAACAAGAAGATATAAATGATTACTGTACAGAAAGAGATGGTTGGGTTGAGTATTAGCCCTTCTTTAACATAGCCATTTGTCTAACAGCTCTTTCGGGGGTCTGCCTAGCCCACAAAGAATCTAACCCTTGTATTGCAGCTTCTGTATAGTCTTCTTCTTCTAAAGCCGCGATCATCTTTTTAAACTTTAAAAACCCACTCATCCCTAGTTGATACACCATCGAGATAACTACCGCCTGTCTTTGCTCACTTAAATACCTATACCAGTAGTAATGCTGTATCATATAAGTATCTATGTCTTGTAATCTTGTTCTTAACAGGTCTTCGGCTTCTTCTTTGGTAATATTAGTAAAACCATAGCCCCAAGTGATGTGACCTAAAGTATCGATATAGCCTTCAGATCTAAAGCCTTCTTCTTCCTTAATAAAATTAGTTATAAAACTGTTCCTCATTACTTGGCCATTCCTATTTGTGAAGCTATGTATAAAGCTGAAGCACCAACTAATACTAAAACAAATCTTTTCATTAGTGCAGTAGGAACACCCTCAATAACAGATAGTCTGCCGTCAAGTTTAGCTTGCTTCTCTTTCATATAAGCCATATCTTGCTTCAAGCTGTCGCATTCGTGTTTAGCACATAAAGTTTCTTTTAGGTCTTTTGCCAACTCTTTGACATCTTTAGTTAAAGTACCAATGTTTTGCGTATTCACTTTAGTTGCTTCCACCAAGTGGGCTATTGAAACTTTTAAGTCTGTCAGGTCATTATCCATCTATTACTTTTAAACCTTTGCCTTTCAGCTGATTTTTAATATCATTAACTGTGTCTTTAACAACATAGTTAGTTGAGTAGCTTTCTAGCTTCTCTAGTCCATATACTACAAGCCTTGTAGCAAACCTCTCTGCTACTGCTTTAAATGCAACCTTAGCTACCATAGACAGCAGTATCTCTTTTAATAATACGAATGCTATATTAATCATTTGTTACTCCTAATAAATTCTCTTTTACCTGTTCCATACAGACTTATCTTTTGTTAAGATATGATTTAGATATACAGTATGCTATAAATTTATCCTCTGTCATATCTTCCTCGTTGGTTTTATCTGTAATCCCATTTATAAAGACTTCCATTTCTACTAAGTCATCACCACCTTTTCTGATTATATTCATTTGTTTCCATAGTGGGTATCTAGTTGTTATTACTCTATATGCTATTTCGTTCATTTTATATTCCTTAGTTTAATCTAATTGCTTGAAAAGATGTTGCTGTATCTTTCACAATAAGTGTTGTATATGGTGCTGTCGTAGGAGAATAAGCACCTACATTCATACTAGCTTGGTTCCATGTGTACCCACTAGGTGGCAATAAGTTTAATCCGTAAGATGTACAATTTGAAACTAACTTAACCTCAGAGCCTATAGGCATAGAAGCAACAAAAGCAAGTGTTAAGTTTCTAGTGGCTCCTGAAGTATTAGATAAAAACACAACATTATCTCCCTCAAGGTATAAGCTTTGAGAGTATGTAATAGCTTTTACTGTTGCTTTATTTCCTGAAAAGGGTCCTCTAGGACTTATAGCTCCTCCTGAAGTAAACCAACCAACTGATTTTCCTTTAAATAATTCATCACTACCTACATTCGTAGGGTTTTT